CATTTTTTACTAGCAACCTCGACAGGCATACCGAGACCGAGGAGCTCAAGCCCGTTTTGGTCCGTCCATGCCACAGGCTCAGCTGCGGCGCGGTACTGCTGTAGCTCGTCAATGATGGCAATGCTCTCGTCGTAGCTGGGGTGTCCGATAAAAGCATATCCCTTACGACTGGCTTCGTATGATGCTCGAATATGCGCTATGCGCTCATCTGATACGTGTTCATTGATTGTCATTGCGCACGCTCCGCTTTATTCCGCAGCCAAATACACACAGCGCCATCTTCGGTATCGTGGATTGAGCCTACAAACCATCCGTCGCCAGCAGGTGATTCGGGTTGCCATGCTGAAATATCGTAACCATCAACATTGGGGTCGATGTCGCTCTCATCTCGGTACTCGACTGTCCATTCCAGACCGTTTTCTCTCATCCATGCGTTAAATTCCTCAGTCGGAACATGCTCGCGACCATCGCAGAATGCATCGTAAACCGGGTGCGTCCAGTAGCCGTACTGGTCGCGTTCTACTGGTAATGCAGTAATCAGGTTTTTCATACCACTCACCCCTCCACCGTTAAATTGATGCCAACGGCTACCATTTCTGTTTTGTTGGCATCCTGGCGAGCATTAGTCCGATTTGATCTGCACACCTACGCCCAAAAATTCATATCGCAAATCAGTGCAACGCGCATTTCCGCCGTAAAGCGATAGCCGAGCTTATTTGACTTGCCGACTGACCGCCGACGCTTGCGCATTAACTTGCGTACGTGTGCCGCGTTTACCTCAACCTGACGATGCCTTGAGGCATAAACACCCTTAGGTGGTATCTTCCTGGCCTGTTTTTGATAAGCGACTAACAGGTCATGTACGTCTGTTGCATTGCTCATACTTTGCTCCCGCGAAGCTGTGCTGCGAACTCTCGGGACGCTTTGATCAGGTCCTCGCTGTAGAATTTTCCGTCGTTCATCACCGCTGGCTCGGTGAAGTCGCTAACGAACATCTCAACGCCCATCGCGCGTTGCTCGTTTACCCAGGTATCAGTCGCTGGGGTATCGATTTCACGTTGAACGATGACGTTCTTAACGCCGATGGTTATTCCATGAGAGGTCTGCTGGTGTTTCTCGACCACGCCGTTTTTCATCGCGTCTTTCAGTGCCAGGTTCTCAGCTGCCAGCGCATCACGAATTTTCAGTGATTCGCACAGCGCGGACTGGGTGGTATCCAGGCGCTCGGCCAGATCCCGCATCAGCTGAGCGGATGCTTTAGGCAGATAACGCGCAGCCTGATGAGCAGCGTGTACTAATTGCTTAATGGTCAGGCGCATTTGCGGATCTCCGTCAGTTCATTGAACCGGGACATGAACAGGCCATAAGCCTGCCCAGGGCGAAGCGGGATGATGGTAAACATGTCTGTCGCCGGGATGCCCTCGAGCACTGGCCACACGGTACCGTCATCAATATCCAGATCGCGGCGTTCGGTACCGAGCATGACCAGGTCGGCGTATTTAACGGTCGGGTGCTGGTGGGCGGGCAATCCGAACTTCGCGCGGATCACGCCATCAACATACGCCTCGATGCGCTGGTAATCCGGCAGCAGGCGTTTCAGTGGCGCGGGAATGTCCTGGCAATACGCTTCAGCCGCATCATGCAGCAACGCCTCAAGGGCAAACTCAGCCGGAACGAGCTGGCTGACCAGCACCGAGTGCTGCGCCACGCTGTAGAACTCCGGCAGGTGACCGGCAAAGCGGCAGATATGGGAAAGGGAAGTGGCGATATCCTCGATCACGATGTCGTCGTGCTGAATATCTGTGTAGTTAATATGCTTCCCGGAAAGTGTCTGAATATATGGCATTACGTGTTCTCCGTTATTACGCGCTGCACCGCGCCTGAATTTTGGTTGCAGCAACCCAACCCATTGCGATGGGGTAGGTCACTACTTAGGGGTTATCTTTTGGCTTCGCCGCCGAGCGCCGTAGTCAGGTTGTTGAGAAGGGCAGCCAGCTCGCCGGTCATCAGGATGAAGTCAGCGTCAAAGCGCGCAGCGGCATCTTCACGATCTATATCGTCGTTCTGTTCGCGCAGCTCGTCGGCGAACCTGAGGCGCTTAATCGCCGCGTCATCGCTCAGCACAAAATCGACGCGCTGCTGCCAGTCCAGCGCCAGTCTGGTTACCAGCTTGCCAGCGTCCAGATGGGTGGTGATCTCATCGCTGGAAAGTTCCTGCTTTTTGAATCGGCCGATGCCGCCGTCTTCCAGAATGGCTTTGAGCTCGGCTTCATCACCCAGGGCAAAACCCTTCGGCGCAGATCCCGAGCGTACCCATTCGGTCATCGTCAGCTCTATAGGGGTTTCCATAGTCAACGGCACCACCGGCAGGGAGCCGAGAGTTTTACGCAGCAGCGCCAGCGCGTCTTCAGCACGGCGGGCGCTGGCAGAGTCGACCAGCACCAGGGCATCATTAAGATTTATCCAGATGCGGATCGTGCTGCTGCGAGTGAACGCGCGCGGGAGCAGGGAGTGAAGCACCTCATCGCGCAACGAGTCTTTTTCGGTCTTCTTCAGCTTGCGGCCCTGTTCGGCTTCGAGCTTTGCTACCTTCTTGCTCAGCTCTTCGGTGATCACCGGCTTAGGCAAGATTTTCTCTTCGCGACGAATTACCAGAAGGAGCTGGTCGCCGGTGAGATGGAACAGCTGATCCGACAGCGCGCCCATTGGCGGCACCCAGCCAGATTTGGCGAAGTCCTGACTGCCGCAGGGAGTGAAGCGGAACGCCTCCAGCTGTTGCGCCAGCTTCGCGGTGCCGTTGTTGTCGATGATGATCACATCGCGGCTGAGGCGGTAAGCCAGCAGATTTTTGAAGAACGGGTTATTCATTAGGTTGTCCTCTGAGCGCCACTGCACAGGAGCTACGGGTTAGTTTCTCCACACAACACAAAAGAGCACCTGCGGTTGCAGCCGCCCGGATGGATTGGGGAATGAGCCCGTCATCCGGTGATGCTCTTGTGTGTTGCGTAAAAAAGTGCGGCGTCCTCGCGGAAAATAAAAAAAGGCTCAGACGCCGCCAAACAACTGCCTACTACCACACTGCTGCTTTTTTACTGGTTGTGGGCCAGGCGCTTATCTTCTGGTTGCCGTCGGCGCGGCTGCAATTCACCACAACGGAGAGAGTACTGGTAGCCAGCTTGTCGTCTCGTTTACCTCCCGCCCTCCGTCGAGCCAGGGAGCACCAGTGCTCTTTCCTGTTGTGCGCCGGGCTTCCACCGGCTCCCATCTGTTTTTTAAGCCACGCAGATATCGTCTGGGCTGCGTTCTACTTCCCGCCGTCACTGCCGCCGAGAGTGCTGGCAGCTCACTGACCTGATAACGCCCAGGATCAACTGGCGAGGCTTTTATCACTGCCCAGGTGCCACTTCGTAGGACATTTAAGGACCGTCTTAAAGTGGTAAGTCATCCAGTCCTGCTAAGCACCCGGCGCGATGCTTAGCGTGAATGGCTGGTGTTACGGTATGCCACCGGCGGCTACTTCGTGGGCGTCCTGCCTGTTCGCTGTTGATGGATTTAATGTAGGATATCTTACCTTGCGGTGTCAATATCAAAAGTAGGAAAACTTACATTGAGGGGTGAAAAAAAGCCGCAGAACGCGGCTTAGTACTAAAGGGTTAAAGATCTGTGACAACCTGTTTTACGACGCCCACTAATCTGCAGTTGCCGTTGACCTCAAGCACTCGATAGTTGGGATTGAGTGGAACGAGATACTTAAGAGGGCCATCAATAACAAACTTTTTTAACGTTGCTTCCGTAGATCCGTCAATCCTTGCCACAACAATCCGTCCGTTTACTTCGTAAGGGCTGCCGTAGTCTGGATCAACGATGACAAGAGACCCCTCTGGAATACTGGGGGCTCCATTCGGATTAGTCATTGAGTCACCACGAACGCGTAATGCAAAGCCTTCATCAGAGATGCTGGCTGTAGTGAATATCCATTCGTGGATATCATCTTGAGTTACAGACATTCCGGACTCAGTCCACTCACCAGCTTGCACCCACGACAAGACAGGGATCTGCTTAACTCCAAATTTATCTGTTGGTCGCATGGCTGGTGCGTCACTTTCTGGATCTCCAGCACCATCAATGAGCCATTGCGGGTTGCATTTTAAAGCAGCGGCAAGCGCCTGAAGGTTTGAGCCGCCAGGTGCATAATCACCAGATTCCCATCCAGTTACTGTTACTCGATTAACGCCGACAAGTTTCCCTAAAACAGCCTGAGTTAACTTCAGCTCTTTTCGGCGCGTACGGATGCGATCATTCATTTTCATGTAGGTAATCCTACCATCTTTTGAGGTAGGAGTCCTTGACCTCCATATGTAAGATATCCTACTATCGCAGTGTTCCCAATAACTACATGAGAGGGCTGTATGAACAAAGATGAAGTGCTTTCCTACTTTGGTGGTGTTAGCAATTTGGCAAGGATTTTAGGTATTTCTCACGCATCTGTTTCTGGCTGGGGAAACGTCATTCCTAAAGGCCGTGCTTTTGAAATCCAGACCATAACGAAAGGCGCGTTAAAAGTTGAGCCCGCCCTTTACTCAAAGCCTAACGAGACGGCGGCGTAACAGTAACCACAGTAAGAAGGGGTTAACCGTGGATCAGAAACACTGGCAAGTCGAAAAACAGCCCGCATGGCTGGTGGCGGCCATCAAGAAAACCATTTCGTGTCTGCCGGGTGGTTATGCCGAAGCGGCTGAATGGCTGGGCGTAACCGAGAACGCATTGTTCAACCGGCTACGCGCCGACGGCGATCAGATCTTCCCGATGGGCTGGGCGATGGTTCTCCAGCAAGCCAGCGGTACCAAGCACATCGCCGACGCCGTTTCACGCCAGTCGAACAGCGTGAACGTGCCGCTGGTGGAAATCGAACAAGTTGATAACGCCGATATTAACGATCGCCTGATGGAATCCATCGAGTGGATTGGTCGTCACTCGCAGTTCATCCGCAAAGCGACCGAGGACGGGGTGATTGACCAGGCAGAACGGGAGCAAATCGAAGAGAACAGTTATCAGGTTATGACGAAGTGGCAGGAGCATTTAACGCTGCTGTACCGCGTTTTCTGTACGCCAGAAAAGAGTGACGCCCGCGAGTGTGCAGCTCCGGGCGCCGTGGCGTGTCGTAATCAGTGGAGAACTAACGCATGAACAGTTTAACGGCTAACCGCCGCTTACCGCAACTGCGGATGATCCCGGTACCGGGCGTTCCGCTGTTTCGGTATGAGCGCAGATTATCAAACCGCTGGGTTCCGTGTAACCACAGCCGGGCGGTCGCAATTGTGGGGGTCTACTACCGGAGGGCAAAAGCCTTATGCGCGAGCTTAACCGAAGGTTCAGAGACCACTACGGCGTACCCGTCAAAGTTATCCGCTGGGAGCCACAAACCCGCCGCGTTATCTACCTGCGGGAAGGCTACGAGCATGGGGAATGTTTCAGTCCACTCGAACAATTCCAGCGCAAGTTCAGGGAAATAGTCGATCATGAGCACTAAATTAAGCAGCTACGTGTGGGACGGCTGCGCGGCGTCGGGCATGAAGTTATCCAGTGTCGCCATTATGGCGCGCCTGGCTGATTTCAGCAGCGACGAGGGCGTGTGCTGGCCTTCGATAGAGACCATTGCGCGCCAGCTCGGTGCCGGGCCAAGCACTGTCCGCACGGCGATCGCCAGACTGGAGAAGGACGGCTGGCTGTCACGCACCCAGCGCCGCCAGGGTAACCGCAACGCCTCCAATATTTACCAGCTCAATGTGGCGAAGCTTCAGGCTGCGGCAATGGCTCACCTGTCAGAATCTGACACGTCAAAATCTGACGCATCAAAATCTGACCCGTCAAAATTTGAGGCATCAGAATCCGGCAAAAAAGGCGGTTTTGACCCGTCAGAATCTGGCGGGGATCCGTCAGTAAATTCAAAACATGATCCATCAGATAAAAAACCTTCTTGTCCGGTTGCTGCGCAACCCGACCCTGCGGTGGTGATCACTGACCAGGCGAAACAGGTTTTATCTCACCTGAACAAGACAACCGGATCCCGGTACCAAGTCTGCAAATCATCACTGGAAAACATCCGCGCCCGCCTGGCTGACGGGTTCACGCCTGAAGAGCTGGCGCTGGTGGTGGATTACAGCGTCGAGAAGTGGGGTTCAGACCTGAAAATGGCTGAGTACCTGCGCCCGTCAACCCTGTTCCTGCCGAGCAAGTTCCCGGGCTATCTGCAGTCGGCGAATAAGTGGGAAACCGCAGGGCGTCCGGCACGCGAAACATGGGGGCAGCGCAACAAATTGCCTGACTCAGCGGTGTTCCGTTCAAGCCATCAGGACGTGGCATACACCATTCCAGAGGGGTTCCGGGGATGAGCATCGCATCTGAAATTCTGCAGTTCGTGATCGCAAACCCTGGATGCAATTACCGTCAGGTTGCCGAAGCCATACCTGGTCTGAACGTCAGTACCGTAAATCGCTGCCTGAGCCGGTTTTTTGCTGAGGGTAGGCTGGCGCGCGAGCTGCGCGGCTCGGCCCTCGCGTATTACCCAATTGGGGAAACGGAGCCAGAAGCGCTCTCAGAAGAAAACCTCCGAACACTGACCGGGCTGGAAAATCGCGCGCAGCAACTGGAGGCGAAAGGGCTTTATTTCCGCGCTGCATCTGTCTGGCTTACAGCTTTTGATATGGCGATCAGTAATACGGATCGGAGCCGTTATATCTCGCGCCGCGCTGCCTGTCTTCGAAATGCGGGAAATTCCAAAGCACCGGAAGGGCGTTGTTACCTTGCTGGCCGTTATGTGGGAGAGGACGAATGACAAAAAGGACCTGGCAACGACCGTTCTTAAAGTGGGCTGGCGGGAAATACTCGCTGCTTACAGTACTGAATGAGCTAATCCCGTCAGGTAGACGCCTCATTGAGCCGTTTGTTGGTGGCGGATCGGTGTTCCTGAATTCGGATAAGCACACCAGCTTCCTCCTAGCTGATGTGAACACTGACCTGATCTACCTCTATCAGATGCTGGCGGTAGTGCCTGAAAAAGTTACGGCTGAAGCCCGCTTGTTGTTTGCATCGCTCAATACGGAAGAGGGATATCTGGCAGTCCGTGACGATTTCAATGCTCAGCGCCTCGCTGGCCCGGAGCGCGCCGCCGCTTTCCTGTTTCTTAACCGCCACTGCTTTAATGGCCTGATCCGCTATAACCGCGCCAGTGAATTCAATGTTGGCTGGGGTAAATATTCGGCTCCGTATTTCCCTGAGGAAGAGATCGAGGCGTTCGCATCGATGGCGCATAACTGCGTTTTCCTGAACGCAGGGTATCGCCGGACACTGGCGCTGGCAGGCGAGGGCGATGTGATTTATTGCGATCCGCCATACGAGCCGATGCCCGGCACCGCCGGTTTCACTAGTTATGCCGCTGGTGGCTTTTCGTGGAATGACCAGGAGACGCTGGCGGAAATCTGTGTGGCCGCCCACCAGCGCGGCGCCAGAGTGGTGATCAGCAATTCAACAGCGCCACGCATTATCGAACTTTACGCACAACAAGGCTTCACGCTGCACGAGGTGAGCGCCCGGCGTGCCATATCAAGCAAAGGCAGCACCCGCGAAACCGCAAAAGACATTGTGGCAATTCTTTGAGGGTAGACAGTGGAAACGAATAAGAAACTAACAGCGCGCCAGCAGGAGGTTTTAGACCTTGTGGCTGATTACATCGCTGATCATGGCTTCCCGCCAACGATTTACGAACTGTCAGGGCTGATGGGATGCCGTTCACCCAATGCGGCAAACGACCACCTCCGCGCACTTCAGCGTAAAGGTGCTATCACCATTACGCCGGGCGTTTCCCGTGGCATCACAATCACCGGCCAGAGCGTGGAGGATGAGGCAATCGCCCTGATCCGCGCGCTCCTTAATGGCGACGACCAGGCGCGAGAGAACGCGATCGCCTTTCTCGAAATGCGTGGGGTCGAGCTATGAAATTGATCCTGCCATTCCCGCCCAGCGTGAACACCTACTGGCGCGCCCCGAATAAAGGGCCGCTGGCTGGTCGTCACCTGGTCAGTGCTGCCGGGCGTAAATACCAGAGTGACGCTTGTGCTGCCATCATCGAGCAGCTGCGCCGCCTGCCGAAGCCATCAACTACGCTAGCGGCGGTCACAATAACTCTTTTCCCACCAGATCAGCGCCGTCGCGATCTGGACAACTACAACAAAGCGCTGTTTGACGCGCTGACGCATGCGGGCGTCTGGGAGGACGACAGCCAGGTAAAACGCATGCTGGTGGAGTGGGGGCCAGTGGTACCGAAGGGCAAGGTAGAAATCACGATCAGTACATTCAACCCGGCGGGTGCAGCCGCCTGAATAGTGGAGAACAGTATGAATCAGTTAACCAACGTTAAAAACGATCCAGGCTTTCCGGCGATGAGTAGCCTCGAAATTGCCGGGCTGTGCGATAAGCGGCACGATCATGTAATGGCTGATATTCGCAACATGCTTCAGCAGCTCAATATTCAATCTCCCGAATTTTCGGGAGATTACCGGGACGAGCGCGGGCGCAGCTATCCGCTGTATCACTTGCCAAAAGATTTATGCCTGACTCTGGTCTCCGGTTACAACGTGGTATTGCGTAAGCGCATTATTGACCGCTGGCTTGAACTGGAGAACGGGCAACAAGTGAGTGTTCCCCAGACGTTGCCGGAAGCGTTGCGCCTTGCTGCCGATCTCGCTGAACAAAAAGAGCAGCTGAAACTGGAACTGGCCGCCGCCGCGCCGAAAGTGGAATTTGTGGATCGGTACTGTACCGCCAGCGGCTCGCTTTCGTTCCGTCAGGTAGCAAAGCTGCTCAAGGCGAAAGAACCAGAGTTTCGCCTGTTCCTGATTGATAACGACATCATGTATCGCCTGGGCGGCGCACTGACCCCGCGTCACCAGCATATCGCCGCCGGGCGATTTGAAGTCAAAACGGGAACGTCGACCACTTCCAACCATGCATTCAGTCAGGCGCGCTTTACTGCGAAGGGGGTGAAGTGGATTGGCGGCTTGTGGGCGGAGCATATTGCCAAAGGTAATGCAGCGTGAGAGCACTGTTAACCCCTGTGATCGTTAAAGAGTTCGGGCTGGTGGCGTTCCGGCCCGGCCCCGAGCTTCTGCCGTACTTTTATCGCGGTCGCATTCTGCTGGAGAACGAACCGGATCGCCTGGCTGACCTGCCTACAGGTGAAATCCCGGCGGCGCGCCAGCCACTGGCAGAAGACCCGGTAATGGCGCCCGTATTCGAACACCCCGAAGTAATACTGCGTGCTGGTGGACTGGCGAGCCTGGAAGCCTGGCTGCTGCGTGATGCCGGATGCCAGTACCCCCACGCCAACTATCACCACCACGAAATGGTCACCATGCGCCACGCCCCCGGCGCGCTACGGCTGTGCTGGTCATGTGACAACAAGGTGCGTGACCACTTTACTGACGAACTGGCGGGCATTGCGCGGGCAAACCTGGTAGCCTGGGTATTGTCGGTGGTTCGGCGCGGGCTGGGGTTCGATGATTCCCACGCGGTGACCCTTCCGGAGCTGTGCTGGTGGCTGACGTTCAACAAGCTGGCGCACGTGATCCCGGAGTCAGTCGCGCGCCAGGCGATGCGCATGCCGGCGCAGGTTATCCAGTCAGTCACGCGCGAAGCGGACATTGTGCCTTCGGTACCGGCCACCAGCATCGTTGAGGAGGCTGTAAAACAGGTGTTAGCGCTGAAGGTCGATCCGGAAACTCCGGAGTCGTTCATGTTGCGACCGAAGCGCCGCCGCTGGCAGAACGAGAAGTACACCCGCTGGGTGAAGTCACAGCCGTGCGCGTGCTGCGGCAAAACAGCAGACGATCCCCACCACCTGATCGGATATGGCCAGGGCGGAATGGGGACCAAAGCCCATGACCTATTCGTGTTGCCTTTGTGCAGAACGCACCACGATGAACTTCATGCGGATGTAGGGGCATTTGAAGCCAAATACGGCACGCAGCCGGAGCTGCTGCTGAAGACATTAGACCGGGCGCTTGCCATTGGCGCGCTGGCGTAGACGGAGTGGAGACCGCGATGAATCTGGAATCATTACCAAAATACTATTCACCAAAATCACCGAAACTGAATGATGAAACACCCGCCACCGGCGGTGACGCGTTAACCATTACCGATGTTATGGCAGCCCAGGGCATGGTGCAGGCCGAGGCCCCGTTAGGGTTTAACCTGTTCCTGGCGAAGATGGGCATTCAGGATCCGCAGCCAGCTATCGAAGGGTTGATGGACTACGCGCTGGCGTTAAAAAACCCGGTATTGAATAAGCTAAGCGAGCCAACGCGCCGTGAGATCGTCAGTTGTCTGGTCAGGTTTGCCTACGCAGACTATTCACGTTCGGCGGCAAGTAAATCGACTTGTCCTCAATGCGAAGGAGTGGGCCAGATCTCCGTTGAGGGTGTAACGCGAAAAGTTACCTACCCCTGGGGAAAAGCGCCTTACTGGGCCAGCAAATCCCGCGCCGTTCGTCCTTCTGACTGGGAGTGTTGGACAGAGGTTAAAAGTATTGAGAAGGTTAAATGCGACTATTGCAACGGGAAGGGGGAGGTCAGCACCGCCTGCCGTGGGTGTAAAGGTAAAGGTACCGTGCTGGATGAAAAACGCACCAAGCTGCTGGGCGTGCCCGTGCAAAAGGTATGTGGTCGCTGTAATGGCCACCGCTTCAGCCGCGTCCCAACCAGTCTTGCCCGTGCGGTTATAGAGCAGATAGTGAATGATCTGACTAAACATCAGTGGTACAGCGGATATGCCGACGTTATTGATAAGTTGGTTACAAAGTGCTGGCAGGAAGAGGCTTTCGCCGAGAGACTTTTGCGGAAAGTCACAAGATAGAAGCATTTTTGTGAATTATCGGGACGCAATGCTTGCAAAATTCGGAAAAGTTGGTTAGGATTTTTCCAACGATGGGCATTGTATGTTCACCGTTAACAAACCCGCCGCCGTGCGGGTTTTTTTATGCCTCAACTCCGCAGCAACATTCGAATCATATTGTGAGTCGAATACACCGCTTATTCGGCTCACCTCCGGTCACCAGCACGGCGGCCTTAATTCCCCTCATTCTGAGAGGACTCACAAACAACGAGGGGGCTTAATGTCCGATCCTGTTTCCGGCACGTCAGTAGCGGCTGCCGGGCTTGCTGGTGCCAGCGTGTTTGGCCTGGCAACCGGTATTGATTACGGCGTCGTGTTTGGCTCGTTCGCCGGTGCCGTGTTTTATGTAGCCACGGCAGTAAACATCAGCCGTATAAAACTCGCGGCTTACTTCATGACTTCTTTCATTATGGGTGTTCTGGCCGCCGGGCTGGTTGGCTCAAAGCTGGCAGCGGCGACTGGTTATACTGAGCGCTCCCTTGATGCCTTGGGCGCGGTTTTTATCTCGGCTCTGGCCATTAAAGTTCTGACATTCATTAATGCGCAGGACCTGAACACTCTTATGGGGATCCTTACCCGTTTCAGGGGTGGAGGTGCCAATGGTAGATAGCCCGGCAGCACTCATTAACGCGATCGTATGTGGGGTGATTGTTCTCGTTCTGATGTTCTATCGCCGTGGCGATGCCCGTCACCGCCCAGGTATATCGATTCTGGCTTACGTGCTGGTGCTGGTATACGCCACGGTACCGTTCCGCTTCCTCTTCGGCTTCTATGACTCGTCCCACTGGCTGGTGGTGGTGGCAAACTTCATGATCTGCGCCGCCGTGTTATGGGCACGGGGTAACGTGGCGCGGCTAATCGACACGCTGAGGCGCTAATGAACCAATCTCAATTTCAGCAGGCGGCTAATCTCAGCGCCGGGACAGCTGCGCGCTGGTTTCCACATATCGATGCGGCGATGAAAGAGTTCGGTATCACCGCACCGCTCGATCAGGCGATGTTTATCGCCCAGACCGGGCATGAGTCGCTGGGCTTCACCCGAGTTGTAGAAAGCTTCAACTACTCGGTAGATGGCCTGAAGAAAACTTTCGGCAAAAGGCTCACCGCATATCAGTGCGAAATGCTGGGGCGAATTGACGGTAAGCAGACCGCCCACCAGCCGCAGATCGCTAATCTGGTGTACGGCGGGCGCTTGGGTAACAAATCAGCAGGTGATGGCTGGAAGTATCGCGGACGTGGGCTAACCCAGATTACCGGGCTTGAGAATTACACCAAATGCGGTACCGCGCTGAAACTCGATCTGGTCACCAGCCCGGAACTGCTGGAGCAGGACCGTAACGCAGCGCGTTCGGCGGCATGGTTTTACGCCACCAGCGGTTGCCTGCTTTACTCAGGCGACCTGTCGCGCGTCACGCAGATTATCAATGGTGGACATAACGGCATTGAAGACCGCCGTCTGCGCTACAACCGGGCGCGGAGTGCGCTGGTATGAAGTGGCGATATGTTCTTCTGGCGCTGGTGGTAGCAATCTCAGCCACTGCGCTGATTTCATGGCGTTCTGGATGGAATGCCCACGCCGACCATATCAACGCGCTGGCGGCGTATAAGAAAGATAAGGCCGAGAAAGCCATCCAGCCGGTAGAGAAAAAAGCAGTTGTGGCAAATGCCGAAGCTAAAGTGGTTTACCGAACCATAACCCGCGACGTGGTGAAATATGTTCAGTCTCCGGATCGTACCGTTTGTGCTTTTGATGATGAGTCTGTCCGGCTGCGGCAACGCGCTATCGACGCTGCCAACTCCATCAGCGGATTTGATGCAGGAACCGTGCAGGGCAAGTGACGCTGGGGCAAACAGTGATGAGGACCTGCAGGCAGATGTAGAAACCGCCGATTGTCTGCGCCAGCTGCGCCTCGATAAGTACCGATGGCAGGCCTGGTACAATGCCGTGAAGCCAGATTAGTGATATCGAGGGTTGATAAATCTCATAGAAAGGTATGAATTTTTAAATTTTGAAGTGTTTATTTTTTATCATGTATGCGCTGAAAAAATCAGCTCATTCTGGGGTAAAAAAATGGCACTTTATTATGTTAATACACATAAGCAAGCCAATGGTGATAACGAGGTTCATGTAAGCACGTGCAGATACATGCCATCCGAGTTGAACCGTAAATATCTTGGAACGTTTACTTCATGTTCTGGGGCTGTCTATGAAGCCAGAAGGCTTGGCTATAACGCTAATGGCTGCGCTTATTGTAGTGCACCTTGTCATACATCTTAGAATCCCACTTATGAATAAAGGTCGCCATTGGCGGCCTTTTTTATTTCCAGAAGAAGCAGGAGAAAAGCATGTTAACAGTAAAAGTCATGTCGCCAGGCGGCGGAGAAGAGATTCATTGCGGCTTAAGCGTAGGTTTTAACCCTACACAGCAGAGCATTGCAATAGCAGGCATGGATGGGAATGTTTTTTTAAAACAGGGTGAAATCGCCTATGTGATGAACCCCAACGGCAAGACAATTTCCCGCTATGAGCACCACCTTCAACAGTAAGCATCACAAGGCGCATTTACGAGTGCGCCTGATGATGTTCTCCACTCTGCACAACACGGTTAGCCACGCTGTGAAGCGTCGCGAAGCTGGCCCTTCAACCAACAGGTAATAAAATGAGCGAAGCAAAACCGCAGGACGGCAGCACCGTTAAGGGCTACCGAACTTTAACGGCCGGTGACATTGAGGTGATGAACCGTCTTAAAGATGTAAGCCGCCATTTCCTTAATTTGCTGGACACTGCTAAGCAAACTGGCGCGGATCCACGTTGGGTCGCGATGGCGAAAACCGAAATGCAGAAAGCCTGTATGTTAGCGTGTCGTTCTGTGGCTAAGCCAGATGACGATTGCTAGGCCATTACAAAGCGTCTCTAGTGGGGCGCTTGATAATGGCCTCCCTGCCTAAACAGATTAAAGCACTGCAACTATCTGTAATAGGAAGCTAAAGGCTATCAAAATGAGACCTGAAGTCTGACCTATCTTGCGTCGCTTATTTCTTCTGTCTATCCCGACAATCTCATTATCATTAGCAAATTCAGCGAGAGGGTAGGGTTCATACCCAAATGTGCTGAATGCTGAAAGAAGCGAACCCAATAGCCCAGCTATGGCAGAGAGCAGTTGAATATCTGATAGAGACATAAATCCTCCAGTATTTTCAAAAGAAGAATAACCCTGAAGATATTATTAGCTCAATTTTAAGTTAATGAAAATATTGACGAATTCGTCAATGGCACAAATTGCTAAAGTGATTTCTAATCGTTCGAGCATCTCGTTAGCGATGCTTCTATATTGCGCCTCGTACGCGCACCAAAGAGAGTCTTTCAGCCGTGAGCCCGGGGAATAAATATGAAAGAGCCACGCATCTATGGCAGCCGCTGGGATAAAGCCAGGCTGTCGTTTCTTAAGTCACATCCGCTGTGCGTGATGTGCCACAGGCAGGGCAGGGCCGTTCCGGCTACGGTCGTTGACCACATTAGACCGCACAGGCTTAAAGAAGCGCTGAACGGCGGAAGCCAGGAAGCGATAGCAATAGCGCAAAAGCTCTTCTGGGATAAAGGCAACTGGCAACCCCTCTGTAAACAGCATCACGACTCCACCAAGCAGCGGGAAGAGAAGCGCGGCCACGTCATTGGCTGTGATGAGAACGGCCTGCCGCTTGACCCGGGGTCGCACTGGCGCCGTTGAGCCAACAGGGGAGGGCGGGTTAAAAGTTCAGGGAACACGCTGTTCCTGACCGCCAGCCCTCGTTTTTGTGCACAACCGCGAAATGAAAAGTTTTTTCCGGGAGGTTCCGATGGCAGGACGACGCCCGAAACCGACCCACCTCAAAGTGGTAACCGGCAATCCGGGCAAACGAAAACTCAACGATAAAGAACCCACTCCAGCAAAAGAAATCCCGAGCCCACCTGCCCATCTGACCGACTGGGGCAAAGTTGCATGGGGTCGGCTTACTGTGCTGCTGGATGGAATGGGAGTACTTACCGTTGCGGACACGCTGGCGCTTGAGCGTCTTTGTGATATCTACGCCGATATTCTCCAGTTACGAAACACCATTACTGATGAAGGCCGAACTTATACCGTTCAGACAGATGGCGGGTTTCTGATCAAGGCAAACCCGGCGGTTGCCATGCTGGCCGATGCCGATCGTCGTTTCAAAAGTTACCTGGTCGAATTCGGTCTTACCCCGGCAGCCCGGTCAAAGGTAAACGTGAATGGTGGAAAAGAAAAAGAAGACCCGCTCAACCAGTTCTTCGGCTGATCCCGCTACGCAATATGCACTGGACGTAACTTCGGGGAGGGTGCTTGCAGGGCCGGATATTCGAAATGCTTGCGCACGACACCTTCGCGATTTGGAAAAAGGCCCGACTCGTGGCCTGTTCTGGGATGTGGAAGCAGTAAACCGGGTGATTAACTTCTTTGCCCAGGTTCTGAAGCTGAACGGTGGCGAGCACGAAGGGCAGCCATTTATTCTTCTTCCCTGGCAGTGCTTCATTGTTGGTTCGCTGTTTGGCTGGAAGAGCGCCGATGGTACCCGCCGTTTTCGCATGAGTTACATCGAATCCGGTAAGGGTTCCGGGAAATCGCCGCTGGCGGGCGGCGTGGGGCTGTATCTGCTGATGGCAGATAAAGAACCCCGCGCCGAAGTTTATGCAGCGGCCACCAAGAAAGACCAGGCGATGATCCTCTTCCGCGATGCGGTGACGATGGTGGATCAGTCTCCGGCGCTGGCGCAGCGTATCACCAAATCCGGTACCGGCCTGAATGTGTGGAACCTGGCATTTCTACAGACAGGTTCTTTCTTCAAGCCCATCAGTTCTGACGATGGACAGTCTGGTCCGCGCCCGCACGGCGCGCTAATTGATGAGGTTCACGAACACAAAACAAACGCAGTCGTTGAGATGATGCGCGCCGGCACGAAGGGGCGTCGACAGGCGCTGATGTTCCTGATCACCAACAGCGGACACGATAAAACCAGCGTTTGTTTCGAGTATCACGAGTACGGTCGCAAAGTTGCTGCCGGCGATCTCGAAGACGACAGCTTTTTCAGCTTCATCTGCTCGCTGGATGAGGGGGACGACCCGTTTAAAGATGAATCCTGCTGGGGAAAGGCCAACCCGTCGCTGGGCCATACCTTCACCGAGAAATATTTACGTGAGCAGGTTACACAGGCACGCGGCATGCCTTCGAAAGAAAGTATCGTTCGCCGCCTTAACTTCTGTCAGTGGGTTGAGTCTGCCGATCCGTGGGTGGACAGCAACACATGGATGAGCTGTGAGCAGGATTTCGACCCTGACGAGCTCAACGGCGAGGAGTGTTATGGCGGTCTTGATCTTTCAGGATCACGAGATCTGACGGCTCTGGCGCTCTACTTTCCCAGGCTTAAACGCCTGCTGGTGGAGTTCTGGACCCCAAAAGATACGATGCTTGAGCGGGCAAAGACAGACCATGTGCCGTATGACGCCTGGTTACGTAGCGGCTATATCCACGCGCCGCCAGGAAAGGCAGTAAATTATGGCTTTGTTGCTTCCCGTATCGGTGAGCTGGCAGCGAAGTACAACATAAAATGCATCGCCTTCGACCAGTACCGCATTAAGTACCTTGAACCCGAGCTTGAAAACGAATCGGTTAGCGTGGATCTCATCCCACACGGCCAGGGTTTTTACAAGGCGCAGGAATCAGGGTTGTGGATGCCGCGCTCCATTGAACTTTTTGAAGAGCACCTTAACAGCGGAGAACTGATTATCCGCCTTAATCCCTGTCTGCGCTGGAATGCCGCTTCGGCAGTGCTTGAAGCCGATCAGAAAGACAACCGCATCTTTGCCAAGAAGAAAAGCACCGGTCGCATCGATGGTGTGGTGGCATCTGCTATGGCAATTGGCGCAGCGGAAGATGCAGTTCTGGAGGAGAGTGGTGATCCCGATGACTTTTTTGATGACCCGATCATGGTAGGTATCTGATGAAGGAAAAAAAACGGCCGGGCCGCATCAAAAGCGCGATTGTTAACTGGCTTGGTGAATCGATTGGACTGAATGACGCGGCTTTCTGGCAGGAGTGGTACGGCACCAGTAGCAGCGGCAAGGTCGTGACAGCAGAAAAAGCGCTGGCGCTGGCTTCTGTCTGGGCCTGTGTGCGCCTGCTGAGTGAATCCGTTTCAACCCTGCCAATGAAGGTATACGAACGGGCTGCTGACGGCTCGCGCAAACTGGCGCTTAATCACCCGGCTTATCAGGTGCTGTGCCGGAGGCCCAACAGCGAAATGACGCCGTCGCGTTTTATGCTGATGGTGGTTGCCAGTATCTGCCTGCGGGGTAACGCCTACGTTGAGAAAAAGATGATAGGTACCAAGATGGTATCTCTGGTTCCGCTTCTACCTCAGTGCATGAAGGTTGAGCGGCTGGACAGCGGCGAACTGCAATACACCTACACGGAGAAGGGAGTGCCACGCGTTATTCCGGTTAAAAATATGATGCACATCCGGGGTTTTGGGCTGGATGGAGTTTGCGGAATGATGCCGATGCGCACAGGGCGCGACGTGTTCGGCTCGGCGATGGCAGTCGAGGAATCTGCCGCGAAAATCTTTGAAAATGGTATTCAGACTTCCGGCTTCTTTCTGTCAAAAAATCTGCTGACCAAAGAGCAGCGACAGAAGAATCGGGAGAACCTTAACCGGTTCGTTGGATCCAAAAATGCTGGGAAGGTAATGGTGCTTGAAGGGGATATGTCCTATCAGGGTATCACCCTTAATCCTGAGGATGCCCAGATGCTGGAATCGCGTTCGTTCAGCATTGAGGAAATCTGCCGATGGTTCCGGGTGCCGCCGTTTATGGTGGGTCACACCACGAAGCAGAGCAGCTGGTCTTCGAGCGTAGAGGGCATGAACCTCCAGTTTCTGACCAATACGCTGCGCCCGCTGCTGGTTAATATTGAGCAAGAAATCTCGCGCTGCCTCCTTCACAGCGACGACGATTTATTTGCTGAGTTCTCTGTAGAAGGTCTCTTGCGCGCTGACAGCGCCGGGCGCTCCGCATACTACACCACAGCTCTGCAAAACGGATGGATGTCCCGTAATGATGTCCGCAGGCTTGAAAATCTCCCGCCGATTGACGGTGGAGACATTTATACCGTTCAGCTGAACCTTACCCCTCTCGATCAGCTTGGGAAGGAAGGTGGAAGTAATGGCGAAAAGGTGAGGGCAGCGCTGGAAGGATGGTTATTCCCTGAGCGTCAAACTCAACCGCTCAACTCAACCGGCGCACAGGCGTCGCAATCCTCCGAAACGCAGGACTAAAACCAATGACTCTGAAAAGCCTTCCGCAAGCGCCGGAGGGGCGGCCTTTTGCGCGCGAAAATCGCGACCTGCCGTCTTCTGCCATGGAGCGCTGGAACGGCGGCATTAAAGCCGCAAAGTCTGATGAAAACAGTATCTCTGTCTTCGATGTGATCGGTGCCGACTGGTACGGCGAAGGCGTTACAGCCAGCCGTATCGCCGGGGCACTGCGTGCAATTGGTGGCGCAGACGTGACAGTAAACATCAACTCGCCTGGCGGCGACATGTTTGAAGGCCTGGCGATCTATAACCTGCTGCGGGAGTACGAAGGCAAAGTGACTGTGAAGGTGCTGGGTCTGGCGGCGTCAGCAGCCTCCATTATCGCAATGGCGGGCGATGAGGTTCAGATCGGGCGCGGTGCGTTTCTGATGATTCACAACTGCTGGGTTTACGCGATGGGCAACCGTCACGATTTGGCTCAGGTGGCTGCTGATATGGAGCCGTTTGATAAAGCCATGAACGATATCTACGGTGCACGAACCGGCCTGAGCGCGGAAGCCATTGAGGCGATGATGAATGCAGAAACCTACATCGGCGGCAGCGATGCGGTCGAGAAGGGGTTTGCCGATCGCCTGCTGTCTGCTGATGAAATCGCTGATGACAATGACAGCCCGGCGGCGGCGCTGCGCAAACTTGATGCGCTGCTTGCGAAAACCGATACACCACGGTCGAAGCGGCGAAAACTTCTTAAAGCTTTAACCGGCAGCAAGCCAGGCGCTGCTGCCGATCCTGCTGGTACGCCGGGCGCTACCGATGAAATCAACCCAGAAAATATTGCACAACTTCAAAACGCGCTTGCCGCGTTCGGCAAATAAGGAATCACTATGTCAGAAGTAAATGAACTCCTGAAAAAAGTATCTGCGAAGCTGGAAGAGGTATCTGGCACTTTCAGTCAAAAAGCTGAAGATGCGCTCAGAGAAGCGAAAAACTCCGGCCAGCTTTCTGCGCAGACCAAGGAAGCGGTGGACAAAATTGCCACCGAATTTAACGCTCTCAACGAAGCGAATAAAACGCTGAAAGCATCACTGGGCGAACTTGAACAGCATGTTGCGCAAATGCCCGTACACAATGCGGCTAAAGTTATTGAGACCGTCGGCCATCAGGTTGTGTCGTCTGAAGCACTGAAAGCGTTCACGGCCAGTGTCGAAGGTAATAAGCGCCTGAGCATTCCTGTTAATGCTGCCCTTCTGTCAGTAAACATTCCGGGTCAGATTGTTGCGCCGGATCGTCTGCCTGGCATTGATGCCCAGCCGAAACAGCGCCTTTTTATTCGCGACCTGATCGCTCCGGGTCGTACCAAGTCTAATACCATTTACTGGGTACAGCAGACCGGGTTTACCAATAACGCCAAGGTTGTGCCGGAAAATACCACCAAACCCTACAGCGATATCGCTTTCGCTGAAAAAATCACGCCGGTTCGCACTATTGCGCACCTGTTCAAAGCGGCGAAACAGATCCTTGACGATATGCCGCAGCTTCAGTCAACGATTGATGCCGAGCTTCGCTATGGTCTGAAATACGTTGAAGAACAGGAAATCCTCTTCGGTGACGGTACTGGCGCGCATCTGGATGGCATTGTGCCGCAGGCGTCTGCGTATGCTGCTGCGTTTTCAGTTGAGCAGCAGAACGGTATTGATGATCTGCGTCTGGCAATGTTGCAGGCGCAACTGGCACGCTTCCCGGCATCCGGTCACGTCCTTCATTTCACTGACTGGGCGAAAATTGAACTCAGCAAAGACACGCTCGGCCGCTACATCCTGGCGAACCCGGCAGCGCTGACCGGACCGACCCTGTGGGGCCTGCCGGTGGTGGCGACCGAAGCGGCGGCATTCCTTGGCAAGTTCCTGACTGGCGCATTCAATGCCGGTGCACAAATCTTCGATCGTGAAGATGCTAACGTGGTTATTTCAACCGAGAACGCCGACGACTTCGAGAAGAACATGATCTCGATTCGTTGCGAAGAGCGTCTGGCGCTGGCGGTGAAACGTCCGGAGGCGTTCATCTACGGCACCTTCACTGCGCCTGCTGGTGGCGCATAACCCATAACGGCGGCCTCCGGGCCGCTTTTTTGTCGGGAGAGTGTTATGAAACTGACCGTTATCCGTCCCATTTATGTGGAAGGAAAGGTGCTGGTGGAGGGGGATGCGTTTGAAACCCTGGAGCAACATGGACGCGAGTTGATTAAAAAAGGTTATGCCGGGCAGGTCGGTGATGACGCCGAATCTGATGAAAAAGCCGAAACAGAGGTAAAAGCTCAGCCAGAAACTGCGGTTAAAGAGAAGGCTGATGCCGATTCGAAGGCCAAAACCAAAGGCAAATAAGGTGAAGCCATGCTCCTGACGCTGGATGAAATCAAAATGCAGTGCCGTCTGGAAAATGACTATACGGATGAAGACAGGCTGCTGGAACTGCTGGCGCTGGCAGCAGAGGCGAAAGCAACCACCTATCTCAACCGGAACCTCTATAAAACCAATGACGAAATACCCGCTCTCGATGAGGACGGCATGGTTATTACAGAGGATATACGGCTGGGGCTGCTGATGCTGGTCAGTCACTGGTACGAAAACCGCAGTTCTGTCTCTGAACTTGAAAAGTCAGAAACACCCATGGCTTTTGAATTTCTGCTCCAGCCTCGCCGACTTCCTGTTTCGGGATTCTGATATGCAACTTCGATCTACGCGAACAAGCGCAACCTACACGCTTCCCGACCCGGGAGAACTGAATAAGCGCATTATGCTGCGCCAGCGAATTGATCGGGCCGAAGGGGATTACGGTACCACTCAGGAATATAAAAATATTCTTCAAGCCTGGGCCAGGGTGCGACAGGTCAGCGCCACGACTATGCATGAATCGGCGCAGACTGACCAGGCACTGACGCATTATTTCACCATCCGTTTCCGCAAAGGCATTACTGCGGATTTTGAAGTTGTTCATAACGGGATGGTTTATGCGGTGAGGCGTGCGCGGGATCTCAACGATGCCCGGCGCTTCCTTCTCCTGGAATGCGAGGAACTGCGCGAAGAGCATCCTGAAGGAGATGAAATGTATGGCTGATGGCTCTCTTCACATTGATCTTCAGCAGTCAGGCAATGTCGTTTTCGACAAACGAATGGTTCGCCGGGCATTTATTGGAATAGGCCAGGAGCATCTTTCCGTTGCCCGCCGCCTCATCGCCTCGCGAAACAGATCGCAACCGGGCCAGAACCCCGGCTCTGACAGCGGGCAGCTTTCCGGCTCGATTGGTTATTACGTTCCGAACGCTACCAGTCGTCGCCCCGGTTTTATGGTGCGAATAGCACCTAACCAGAAACGCGGCAGGGGAAAAACGGCCAGCATCACTGGCGATTACTACCCGGCTTTTCTCATGCATGGTGTCAAACGCGGTGCGCGGCGCCAGAGACGTCATAACCGGGGAGCGTCGGGCGGAAGTGGCTGGCGTATTGCACCCCGCAATAACTTCATGAACGAAGCGCTGGAGTACCTTGCCCCCTGGACGCGGTACATATTAACGCAGGCGCTACGCCGGGCTATCAGAACTGAAGGAAGTTAACCGTGAAATTATCAACAATAATCGGGGCACTGCGTGGTCGGTGCCCTTTTTTTGACTCCAATGTCAGCGGGGCCGCTGAGTTTAAAAATATTCCCGAGACCGGGAAAATGAAGCTGCCTGCGGCTTACGTGATCCCGGCAGATGACAATGTTGCCCCTCAGAAATCCAAAACTGATTACTGGCAGACCGTCACAGAGGGTTTCGCTGTTGTGGTCGTGCTGGACAATACCCGCGATCCGCGCGGCCAGGCCGCGAGCTATGACGCTATCGATGAAGTTAAAAAGATGCTCTGGTCCGCACTGCTGGGTATGAGACCTGACGAGAACAGCGACATCGTGCTTTATGCCGGTGGGCAGTTGCTGGATATGGATCGCGGGCGTCTTTATTACCAGTTTGACTTCACCTGTGACATGGAAATTACCGATGAAATGACGCGCCAGCATATTGAACTTGATGCGCTTGATGAGTTTAAAGAGCTGGGCATTGATGTCGACTTCATTGATCCAGGCACCGGCCCGGACGGCAAAATTGAGCATCACACCGAAATAACCCTCAACCCCTGAGAGGCCCCATGTTTGTAAAACCCAAAAAAGGGCGGTCAGTCCATGACCCTGCCCGCGGCGATCTGCTGCCTGAATCCGGGCGAAACGTCGAAGAAGAGCAGTACTGGTACCGTCGGGAACTGGACGGGGATATTGAAATTGTTCCGCCGGCAGAAGCGGCTGAACCCGTAAAACAGGTGGATAAAAAATGACGGTCTCAATGAATACCATTCCGTCCGATCTGCGCGTTCCGCTGTTCTATGCAGAGATGGATAACAGCGCAGCCAACACCGCGCAGACCAGCGCACCGAGCCTGTTAATCGGGCATGCCAATACTGGCGCGCAAATCGCAACAAACCAGCTTGTGTTTATGCCATCGGCAGATTACGCCACCCGCATGGCCGGGGCTGGCAGTCAGCTGGCGCGCATGGTTGATGCATACCGCAAAACCGATCCCTTCGGTGAACTGTGGGTTATTGCGGTACCAGAGCCTGCAGCAGGCACGGCAGCAACGTTTACCCTGACGGTCACCGGTTCCGCTCTGGCCGCTGGCGTTGTAACTCTCTATATCGGTAATCGCCGTATTCAGGCCGCAGTAAGCGCGGGTGATACCGTGGCGGTGATCGCGACGTCTATAGCCAGTGCCATTACTGCCGACGGCCTTACGCCGTTTACCGCAGCAGCGGCAGCGGGCGTGGTGACGTTAACCGCGCGCCACAAAGGCACCTGGGCCAACGACACGCCGATCACGCTGAACTATTACGGTTTCAGTGGTGGTGAAGTCCTGCCGTCAGGCGTGAATGTGGCGATCGCGACCGGTGCCGCAGGAACCGGCGCGCCAACGCTTACCGGGACTATTGCGGCGATGGGCGATGAGTCTTTCGACTATATCGGTCATCCGTTCAACGACACGGCGTCGATTAACACCATTAGCCAGGAAATGAACGACACGAGCGGTCGCTGGAGCTGGCTTCGCCAGATTTACGGGCACGTTTATACAGCGAAGATCGCAACCGTAAGCGACCTGATCACTGTCGGCGACATGTTCAACGATCCGCACTTAACCCTGGCCGGTTACGAAAAAGCCGTTCAGTGCTGCGCCGATGAGCTGGCCGCAAGCCGCACTGCGCGCGCTGCAGTTTTCCTGCGTATCGATCCGGCCCGGCCAACCCAGACCGGTGAACTGGTCGGCATGCTGCCACCGCCTAACGGCAAGCGCTTTATCAAAACCGAGCAGCAGTCACTGTTAACGCACGGCATCGCCACGGCGTATACCGAGGGTGGTGTGCTGCGCATCCAGCGTGATATCACCACGTATAAGAAAAACGCTTATGGCGTGGCGGATAACAGCTATCTGGACAGCGAAACGCTGCATACCAGCGCGTATGTTCTGCGCCGCCTGAAGACAGTTATCACGAGCAAATATGGCCGTCACAAGCTGGCGAACGATGGTACCCGCTTTGGGCCCGGCCAGGCGATCGTGACGCCCGCGGTGATTAAGGGCGAGCTGCTGGCGACCTACCGCCAGATGGAACGTGAAGGCATTGTTGAAAACTACGACCTGTTCAAGAAATACCTGATCGTGGAGCGCGACGCGAATAACCCAACCCGTATCAACGTGCTTTATCCGCCTGATTACGTCAATCAGCTGCGTGTGTTTGCACTCCTCAATCAGTTCCGTCTCCAGTATCCGGAGGAAGCATAATGGCCAGAATTGCTGGTACCTGTTATTTCAAAATTGACGGTCAGCAGCTATCGCTGACCGGCGGGATTGAGGTGCCGATGAACACCGTCGTAAACGACGACATCATCGGACTTGATGGGTCAGTTGATCGTAAAGAGACCCATCGCGCCCCATACGTTAAAGGTACCTTTAAAGTACCTAAGGGGTTTCCGGTGAGTAAAATCACCACTTCTGATCAGATGACCATTACCGCCGAACTGGCAAATGAACAGACATACGTACTTTCCTCCGCCTGGCTGCACGGCGAAGCGAACCACAACGCTGAAGAAGGCACGGTAGAGCTTGAATTCCACGGTGAAGAAGGAGATTACCAGTGATGGAACTGCAGTTATCAAAACCGATTACCGCTCATGGCGAGACCGTTCACGTTCTGGAGTTTGCAGAGCCGACGGGCAAAGACGTTCGCGAGCTGGGTTATCCCTATCAGATGAGCCAGGACGAGTCGATTAAGCTGCTGTCCGGTGTCGTCTCGAAATATGTTGTGCGCCTGGCGAACGTGCCGCAAAGCTCAGTTGATCAGATGTCTCCCGCAGATCTGAATGCTGCCGCCTGGATGGTCGCAGGTTTTTTCCTCCAGGCCTGACGGCTGATTACCTCACTGATCGCTTCTTTGATTGCGCCAGTTACTGGCGCATCAATCCCTTTGAACTGCTGAGCATGCCAATCAGTGAAATTCCACTGCTGGTCAGTCAGGCAAACCGAATAGAGCAGGAGAAGCGCCGCAATGGCTAACTTTGAACTGAAAGCGCTGATCACGGGTATTGATCGCCTTTCACCTACGCTTTCGCGCATGCAGCGTAATATTCGCCGTTTCCGGCGCGCCGCCGAGGGTGCGGGGAGTGGTGGGCTCGGGCTCGCCGCTGGTCTGACGGCAGGGTTGGCGATCACTGGCCGCGCATACGCGCAACAGGAAGATGCCGCTATGGGCCTTAAGGTCGCAATGACTGAGGCCAACGGACAGGTTGGAGCCAGCTTTGAAAAAATCAACAAGCTGGCGATCGGCCTGGGTAACCAGTTGCCGGGCACGACTGCTGATTTTCAGAACATGATGCAGATGCTGGTTCGCCAGGGCATCCCGGCTGAAAACATTCTTGGTGGGGTCGGGAAGGCATCGGCTTACCTCGCTGTACAGCTGAAGAAAACGCCGGAAGCGGCAGCGGAATTTGCAGCAAAAATGCAGGATGCAACCGGGACCGCGGCGAAAGACATGATGGGTCTGTTCGACACGATCCAGAAAGCGTTCTATCTGGGCGTTGACGATACCAATATGCTGTCGTTCTTTACCAAAACCAGCTCCGTCCTGGGTATGGTTAACAAAGACGGTCTGAAAGCAGCGCAAAGTCTGGTACCTATCGGCGTCATGATGGATCAGATGGGGATGCAGGGTGAGTCTGCAGGTAACGCACTGCGTAAGGTTATCGAGTCAGGGCTGGACCTGAAGAAGGTTAAGGTTACCAATAAAATCCTGAGGAAGCAGGGGATTCGGCTGGATTTCACCGATGGTAGGGGTAGCTTTGGTGGTCTGGACAAAATGTTCAGTCAACTGGAGAAGCTGAGTAAGCTTACTGATACGGAAAAGACCAAAGTGATTAAATCCCTTTTTGGGGATGACGCAGAAACAAAACAAGTTGTTGATGCTCTTATCAAAAAAGGAAAAAGCGGTTACGACGAGATTCAGCAAAAAATGAATAAGCAGGCCAGCCTTAATAAAAGGGTTGAGATGCAACTGGGCACTCTCGCGAACTTGTGGGACGCGATGACCGGGACGGCAACGAACGGCCTGGCCGCAATTGGTGGTGCCTTTTCTGGTGATGCGAAAAGGATCACCGCCTGGCTTGGAGATCTCGGCGAGAAATTCACAGCATTTGCTGAAAAAAATCCAGCAGTAATCCGTGGCGCTTTTGGCTTAGCCGCTGGACTTGCAGCAGTGAAACTAGGTTTCTTGGGCGTTGGGTCAGCGCTGGGTATTGTTAGCAGACTTCTGTCTATGTCGCCTATTGGTATGGTCCTTACGGCAATTGGTTTAGCTGCCGGGGTTATTATCTCTAATTGGGATGTATTTGCTCCTTACTTCAAGCAATTGTGGGACACAGTCGGGCCGTATTTCGAAACTGGCTGGTCCATAATGAAAAAGGTTTTTGACTGGTCTCCTCTTGGTCTTGTTATTAACAACTGGGGACCGATCGTCCAGTGGTTCGAAGATATGTGGGCTAAATTGAAACCCATTATCGAATGGTTTACGGACGGTTCTTCTGAAACCGTTAATGCCATGAACTCGGCGCAATGGGGCGCAGGCGGATATGGCGCCTATGGTTCCGGTGTGGCGAGCGGAGGTTATAATCCATATCAGATAAGGCCATCGGGGCAGGAAAAACCAGAGGGTAAAATTACCGTTGAGTTCAAGGGGGCTCCGCCAGGTATGACCGTGACTGATAGTAGTTCGCGCGGTATCGATGTTAATCATGATGTAGGTTATACCCGGATCGGGCGAGTTGGCATGGGAGGCTAGGCCTCCCATTATTTAATCGATGAACTTAACAAACTTACCGTCAGAGTTATATTCTGCTTTAGCTACGTTTTTAACAACTCCACCAAATTGATTCTTTCCCTGAAAAGTCATAATTAATACATAATCATCTTTTGTTTTGATGATATTAGTTTCAACACACTTAAAGCTATCGGGATCATTCATTAACTTTTTAACTTCTTTTTTCATGTCAAGTGGGCAACCATCTAGAGAATTGCTTAATCTAGCCATGACTTGCTCTTCTTTGGTTTTGGGTTCTTGCTTAGGGGCCATGATTGAGGCGGCTATAATAAGAGGGATAAATAAGCCAATAATTGCAGCTAAAAAGGACCCGATAATTTTTCGAAATTTAGTTGACTCTTTTCTATAAGCAAACCTTGCAAAAATAAAAGCTAAAACTATTCCAATAATGAGCGGTATTAATAATTCCATATTTACCTCTTCTGTTAATTTGCGAACCATAACTCGTGAACGCACAAACTATACACCACATTTAGGAATGTAAAAAATGGCGTGGAAAGACAGGTTACAGGACGCCTCATTCCGCGGCGTGCCGTTTAAAGTAGAAGATGAAAGCGGGCCTGTTGGCCGTCGCGTTGAAACCCATGAGTACCCCAATCGTGATAAGCCATACACAGAGGACCTCGGCAAAGTTACAAGCCGGCCAACAATCACCGCCTACGTTGTTGGCGATGATTGTTTCGACCAGCGTGACCGACTCATCGAGGCGCTGAATAAACCCGGCCCCGGAACGCTTATTCATCCCACTTTCGGTGAAATGAATGTCTGTGTTGATGGCGAGATCCGCGTCAGCACCACGAAAACCGAAGGACGAATGGTTCGCTTTGAACTCAGGTTTGTTGAGGCGGGCGAACTGTCATTTCCCACATCGGGCGCAGCCACAGCGCAGATCCTGACTTCATCATGTTCAGCCCTGGATGACTGCATCAGTGATGGATTTAGCGCATTTGGCATGGATAGCATGCCTGACTTCATCCAGGGAGGAGTGGTTGAGCGGGCCAGTGGTATGCTGGGCTATGTTTCTGACGCCATGAAAATGGTGGACGGCTCGGTTTCCGACGCTGCCCGGCTGTTGCAGGGCGATATTTCCGTTCTCCTTCCGCCGCCGTCGTCCGGCAAGGGCTTTGTCGATGCGCTTCAGAAAATGTGGCGTACCGGAAACAGGCTGTACGGCAATACCGGCGACATCATCACGATGATCAAAACCCTGTCAGGCGTAAGTCTTGGGAAAGACCTTGCACCACGCGGCGTATGGAAAACGGAAAGCCAGAGCACGAAATGGCAGTCAGAACAGGGGAATGTCGTTGCCAGTGCGATCCGCACCACGGCATTGAGTGAAGCGGTCTATGCGGTATCAACGCTGCCAGCGCCTGCGGCATCTTCACCTGTTGGCGTCACCGGGCAAACCCCGGCGGTGGTGGCGAACGTGTCGCACCCAGCCCTGAGCAATGCCCCTACAAATACCGTTAAACCAGACACGCCTTCATGGGATGAGCTTACGGAGGTGCGCGACACGCTGAATGTGGCTATCGAGCGCGAGATGAGCCGCACCAGTGACGACCGTGTTTTCATTGCGCTCCGTCGCCTGAAAGCAGATCTGAATGCCGACTTAACCCAGCGCCTGCGTCAGGCTGACAAAACGGTATCGGTTATGCCTGTTGGTACCGAGCCCGCCCTGGTGATGGCGGCACGCGTATATGACGACGCCAGCCGGGCAGATGAAATTGTTCAGCGTAACCGCATAGCACATCCGGGCTTCATCCCGAGGAAGCCACTGAAGATCACCACGCGCCAGCTCGCCTGGCCTGTCGCTCAGATGGAAACAGAAGAGAGAGTAATTTCGGTGACAACCAGCGACTGGTTGCGGTGGGCAATTGCAGTTGAAAAAGCCTGTTCCTTAGGATTTTAGGAGAAAATATGTCTCAGTTTAGCGCCGGCGATGCAGCGGTTAATCGACTCACAGCAGCCACAGACGCATTTGAAAAGGTGCTGACAGAGCCAGAGGGAAAGATGATCCCCATGCCTGTCGGTCAGCCACAGCCCAGCCTGGCTGAACGACTGAAGCGCGCTCTGGATGCGGTCACTGTGCAACCAGCGCAGGCAGCAGCCCAGGCGGCCGATGCAGCGCAACTGGCTTCACAATCAGCTGCCGCCGCAGCACAAAGTGCCGCCGATGCCTCGAACTCAGCCGCTGCCACGGGTTATGTTGCTCCGCCGTTCCCGGATGTATGGGCACCACTCAGTGACGATTTAAAAATGATTGCCGGATATCCGGTTAACACTAAATTGCTGTCATTCACCAGAGCATCAACCGCGACGTATATCGATAAATCAGGCGTGTTACAGACAGCGGCGATTAATGAACCTCGGTTTGAAAAAGAAGGGCTTCTGATAGAACAACAGAGCACGAACTACTTCCGTTACTCTGATGACCCTTCCCGGTGGCCAAACAAGGATTCCAGTTTAACCCTACAAGTAAAAAATGACGGCAACAGTAACGCGCAAACTGGTGTATTTACAACCACAGTTGCAAAGGTGGATGTCCAAGCCATACAGAGTGAAAACCTCTCACTAACAGCGGGACAGGCCTTCACGGTATCTTGTAGGACTATGGGATCAGTGGATGTGATGCGAATACGTGTCATAAAGGATGGTGCTTTTTACGCAAACTTAGACCTCAACTTCAAGACCGGGGTAATAACGTCTGGGGGAGCCGGTACTATCGCTGGTACTGCGGTACTAGGGGGTGATGGTTATTGGGCTCTTAAAGGCACATTTACCGTTACGGACGAAGGCACCTATGCTGCTCAGTTAAGGGCCAGAGATCCGAGTTCAGCGGCCATTATACCGGTAGGCAGCATATTCTACGTTCAAATACCGCAGGTGGAGTTAGGCACTATGCAGACTTCCTTCATTGTAACGGGGTCAGCCGTGGCTACACGCGCCGCCGACGATTGTTACGCTCAACGCTCAGGCAATGACAACTATTTTGGCCCGGTAACTATCGCGGCTGAGGTTCACTGTAACGGCCAGACCGCAACGGACGGCGCAGCATCAAGCCGCCGCGGCATCCTTGCCGCATATCCAACAACCAACGATAACATCATCCTTATGGTCGATAGCTCAGCGTCTACTGCTGGTAAGTATGCATTCGCATACGGTAGTGCGGCTTTTAACTACTCGGACAACAGGATTGATGACGGCCAGACCCATACGGTTTGTTCCCGGTCCACAACTTTACAGAATCAGAGTTGCGTGGATGGAACGCTCCTGACCAGCCCGACACCTGTATCCCGGCCAACACCCGGGACAACTTCCTCAGTTAATCAACTCTTTTATATCGGACGCGGCGCCGGGGCGACGGCATCCGGGTCCCGCATGTTAAACGGTCACATTCGCAATCTTCGTATCTGGCACAGGGCGTTATCTGACATCCAAATGAAGGGCATACGATGAGAGATATTTATCTGCGATTCAGTACTAAAGAACACATGCGTCAGCAATTAATAAAGTCAGGATTTGAAGAAAGCGATGACGGGTTATTTCACGCCGGAGTTTGTCTTGATGTTGTTGGCGTTATTTATTCTCAGGTTAATAGTGATGCTGAAAATCCTGAATATACTGCCGACGATGGATGGCATGTGAATATTCGTATTGTAGATAGCGGTATTACTCTGCCTGAATTAAACCCCTTTGTTGTTGAGCCTAAATCACCTTCCCGCGTCTGGGCATAACTATGGATGACATCGTTACGCTCAGGGTTAATGGTCGGGAGTGGGGCGGGTGGACATCGGTAAGGATCGGCGCTGGCATTGAACGGCTGGCGCGTGACTTTAGCGTTGAACTCACCCGGCAATGGCCAGGCGAGAACGGTGATGGTTCTCTCCAGCCTAAAGTAAAAAATGGCGATAAGGTTGAGGTCCTTATCGGCAATGATCTGGTGATCACCGGCTGGGTTGAGGCAACACCAGTACGCTACGACGCAACTTCAATCAGTGTCGGGATATCCGGACGTAGCCTTACAGCTGATCTCATCGACTGCGCTGCCGAACCGACGCAGTTCAATGGACAGTCTCTCGTTCAGATAGCCGCTGCTCTGGCTAAGCCGTTCGGGATAGAGGTTGTAAATTCCGGCGCGCCGTCCGGTGCAATGCCTGGCGTTCAGCCTGATCACGGTGAGACGGTGATTGAAGTCATCAATAAAATGCTCGGGCAACAGCAGGCGCTGGCATATGACGATCCGCGCGGGCGGCTTGTCATCGGCGGCATCGGTTCTACCCGGGCGACAACCGCTCTGGTGCTGGGACAAAATATTCTTACCTGCGATACAGAAAAAAGTATCCGGGAGCGGTTTTCCTCATACCAGGTGTCCGGTCAGCGCGCCGGTAATGATGATGATTTTGGCGCGGCCACCACCACTGCATTACGTGCAAAAACAGTCGATGCATCGATCACCCGCTACCGGCCAATGGCGGTTCAACAAACAGGCCAGGCTACCGGCGCCAGCTGCATAGCGCGCGCTGAATTCGAAGCGCGGCAGCGCGCGGCGCGAACGGATGAAACGACATATACGGTCTGGGGCTGGCGCCAGGGTAACGGAACGCTGTGGCAGCCTAACCAGCGTGTTATTGTCTTTGATCCTGTTTGTGGTTTTAACAATGCTGAGTTGCTGATATCTGAAGTTACTTTCACCAAAGACAATGCCGGCACGCTCGCTGAGCTACGGGTTGGTCCGCCGGATGCGTACCTGCCTGAACCGGAAGATCCCAAAAAACGGAAGAAGAAAAAATCCACTGACGAGGAGGATTTTTGATGCGTGGATTTCAAAGCCTGCAGCGGCAGTTGCTTAACCTTATCTGCCGCGCTGTTGTTAAAAGTGTTGATGCGTCAAAAAAATGCCAGGTGGTGGATCTTGAACTCATTGCCGGCGAACCGAAAAGCAGTATTGAGCACCTGGAGCCGTATGGATTTACATCCAAAGCCCAGGCTGGTTCTGAAGCGCTGGTGTTGTTTCCGGGTGGCGATCGCTCTCATGGCGTGGTGGTGGTGGTTTCAGATCGCCGTTACCGAATGAAGGGGCTGAAAGACGGTGAAGTCGCACTCTACGATGACCAGGGACAGTCAGTCACGCTGACGCGAAGCGGCATTGTTGTTGACGGTAAGGGCAAAACTATCCTGTTTAAAAACGCTCCGAAAGCACGATTCGAGATGGATGTCGAGGTGACCGGGCAAATCAAGGATCTGTGTGATTCCACCGGTATGACCATGTCCGCGATGCGGCTTGTTTATAACGGCCACCGTCACAAAGAAAACGGCCAGGGTAGTAACACAGATGCACCGAATCAAAACATGGGGGCATAGGCATGGAACTCTGGCTTACCGTTAATGGCCGTCATGTAAATGCGAATGCGCCACTGGATCGACTTACCCGATCTGTTGTTATTTCCCTTTTTACCTGGCGGCGAGCCGAGTCCGATGATGAGGCTGATACCCCGATGGGATGGTGGGGGGATACGTGGCCTGTTGCTCAGAACGACAGGTATGGTTCCCGGCTCTGGCTGTTGCAGCGGAAAAAACTCACTAACCAAACCGCACTTACGGCCAGAACTTACATCCGTGAAGCGCTGCAATGGATGATCGACGACGGACTGGTCTCACGGGTCGATCTTCTTATTCAGCGAACCGGTATCAACGAACTGGGCAACAGCATAACGCTGTGGCGCCACAACGAACCCACGACCATTTCTTTTGATGACCTATGGAGTGCGATTTCAAATGGCTGACAGTGAATTTCAGCGCCCGACGCTTGCTGAGAATATCAGCATGCTGCGCACCGATTTGTTCGCGCGTCTTGATGTCAGCGACACGCTAAGGCGTATGGATGAGGATGTCAGGGCAAAGGTTTATGCCGCGGCACTTCATACCGTTTATGGCTACATCGATTACCTGGCAATGAATATGCTGCCGGATTTATGCGATGAAGAATGGCTGTACAGACACGCGGCCATGAAGCGCTGCCCCCGAAAAATGCCTACCGCGGCGGCTGGCTATATGCGCTGGGATGGGGTAACGAACGGATTAAAGGTCGACGCTGGCGCAGTCATTCAGCGTGATGATCTGGTTCAGTACACGGTAACCGCTGATGCATCCAGCGCTGGCGGTGTCTTAAGAGCACCTATCCTTTGCAGCACCACTGGCGCGGTCGGCGAGATTGATGACGGCGACGCGCTTTATCTGGTTACCCCTGTTAATGGGCTTCCATCTGCCGGGGTCGCCGACTCTGTTTCCGGCGGGTTTGATACTGAAGAGCTTGAGACATGGCGCGCGCGCGTGCTTGAGCGCTACTACTGGACCCCAATGGGTGGCGCGGATGGCGATTATATTGTCTGGGCTAAAGAGGTGCCCGGCATAACGCGGGCCTGGACTTACCGGCACTGGATGGGGACGGGAACAGTTGGCGTGATGGTTGCCAGCAGCGATCCCATCAACCCCATTCCGGACACGGCAACCGTCGATAGCGCGAAAGCGCATATTGAGCCGCTGGCACCTGTCGCTGGTTCTGATCTTTACGTGTTTGCTCCGGTCGCTCACAGCGTTGATTTTCGTATCAGGCTGACGCCGGATACCCAGGAGGTGAGGGCGGCTGTTACCTCAGAGCTGCGTTCTTTTTTACTTCGCGATGGCTATCCGGAGGGAGAACTGGAGCTGTCCCGTATCAACGAAGCTATTTCCATTGCTGCCGGCGAGCACAGCCATGTTCTTGTTGCGCCAGCGGCGAATGTGAAAATTGCCAGGAATGAACTTGCTGTTCTCGGGAGTCTGGCATGGACATAACAGACGATGATTATGTAAACCTTCTTTCTGCTTTACTTCCGCCAGGTCCGGCGTGGTCTGCTGATGATCCTGCAATTGCTGGCGCAGCTCCCTCACTGCGCCGGGTTCACGAACGCGGCAATGCACTGATGCTGGAAATTGATCCCCGAACCACTACGGAGTTAATCAATCGCTGGGAAAAGTGTTGCGGCCTGCCGGACGAATGCATCCCTGCCGGTACACAGACGATTCGCCAGCGCCAGCAGCGGCTCGATGCAAAGGTTAACCTTGCAGGCGGCATCAACGAAGAATTTTACCTTCAGCAACTGGCGGCGCTGGGCAAACCTGGCGCCACAATTACGCGTTATGACAAAGGCCCGTTTAACTGCACATCGAAGTGCACAGATGCCGTCTATTCAAACGAATGGCGATACTACTGGCAGGTAAATATGCCAGCCGCATCGGATGCCACATGGATGACCTGTACTGATAACTGCGAATCAGCGATCCGCACCTGGGGCGATACGGTTGCCGAGTGCGTCATTTCAAAACTTTGCCCTTCCCATACCTACGTAATATTTAAATATCCGTAACGGAGACATTATGCATCGCATCGATACAAGCACTGCGCTGAAAGATAAATTCGGCGTGGGCAAGAATGGGTTTACCCGCGGCAACCCGCAAACCGGTACGCCTGCAACGGATCTTGATGATGATTATTTCGATATGCTACAGGAAGAACTCGCAGGCATTATCGAGGCGGCCGGGATTGCGCTTGATAAGACTAAGCATGATCAGTTGAGAGATGCGCTGCCGTTATTCCTTGGTTTAAAAGATGCAGCCAAGCGCACAGTTGGTAGTGCTGCGGATCAGATCCCTGACATGGCATTTTTCAGTGCATCGCTGTCAGCATCAGGCTGGCAAAAGTTACCGAGTGGAATGATTATTCAATGGGGACAGGTCCTGTCGAATTCAGGTGGTTTTGCACCCTGGACGTTTCCTATAGCTTTTCCTAATAAGTGCTTTCAGGTCGTGAGCGCCACTTTCGTTGGTGCTTCCGCGCAAGATTTTACAGCCACGATGATCGGAAACCCTAGCCTGACAGCAATAACCGCCGCGTGCTACGTGAGTGGTGTCCAGTCGAGCATCAATGGTCAGGTTGGCGTACGTTATCTGGCAATAGGAAACTGATAATGCAAAATTACTTATGGTCACCTTCACAGAATGCTTTTTTCCCTGCCGATATGGTTAGTGATTACGAGTCGGCTGGATGGGATGTTTCGGATTTTATTCCCGTTGATGATGGTATCTATGCCGAATACTCAGCCGCGCAGCCTGATGGGAAAATCAGGGGAGTATCGGATGATGGTTTGCCCGCATGGGTTGATCTCCCGCCACTTACTCATGACGAACTTGTGGCGATCGCTGAACAGAAAAGGACTGCGCTTCTGGCTGAGGCGGTGTCTGTAACTTCGATGTGGCGCACTGAGCTTCAGCTTGGGATCATTAGTGATGATGATAAAGCGGCGCTAACAGCCTGGATACTCTACCACCGGGAATTGCAGGGCATTGATACATCTACAGCTCCTGACATTGCCTGGCCGGAGAAGCCGCAGCCGCACTAATTGATAGGTCGCGCCACATTGATCTCCTCCCGAATAAAAACTACTGTATATAAAAACAGTATAATTGAAGGGAGGATTTTATATGCCGCGCCGTAACGATATTGAATCGGCTTTCAGATCCGCCATGCACACAGCGCCAGGCGGGAAAAGGACAGTAACTACAGCTGATTTTGTTCAGGAGTTGGGCCGCATAAACTGGTGCTGCTCGCTGAGAACAGCAAACCACTGGATCGAGATGTCGGTTTCTGTTTTCAGCGACATCACCCCGGACGCCAGCGAGAACCGCACGTTCGTGTTGTCCGACCGGAACGGAGGACACTGACATGGGATTCCCGTCGCCTGCTGCTGATTTTGCCGAACCCACGCTTTCGCTCGATGCGATGTTCATCAAGCGCCCACACGCCACTTACTTTATGCGGGCTGGCCAGATGCACTGGCGCGCAGGGATCATGAAAGACGCGCTGCTGGTTGTCGACAGTTCGCTGCCCGCGCTTGATGGATCAATAGTGGTCTGCGCTCTGGCAGGGGATTATCAGGTTCGCAGAATGCGGCTCTATCCGTCCCCACACCTGGAGCACCTGGACACATTCGAAACAGCGATGCTGGCGGATGATGATGATCAGATTTTTGGCGTGGTGGCGTACATCGTTAACGATGCCCGGAGTCAGGAATTTGACGATATCCCTGTGATTTAA